ACCATTCAAAAATGGATGGCCAATGGTAAGTTGCCGCACCATCTAAATTCCAAGAATCAAAAAGAGATGATCCGAAAAGATGTAATACCTTTAATGGATCAATATGTGAACGACCAGCATAAGAAAAAATTCGAGGGTCGAACCGCAATCAACGACCAATATAATTCCGCCAAAGCACTTCGCGAAAGTTACAACGCCCGAATAGCAAAGCTCAGTTATGAAACCAAACTCAAACAACTCATTAGTGTTGAAGTGGTGGAGAAAAGATTGTTCGAGTTGGCACTTCAGATTCGAGATTCAATTTTAAATATACCTAATAAGATTTCACCGGAGCTTGCTTCGATGAAAAACGAAAAGAAAATTAATGCATTTTTAGACGCGACACTCCGCGAAGCACTGGAAGCAATAAGCGAGGGTGAGTTTGAAAAGTTCAGGGAAAGGAAACTTCGTGAGTCTGATTAAAGTTTTAGAGGATTATCAACACGGAAGAGTTGATGCGATCACAACAATTAGGAATATGACGGGGGCAATTAATAAAGAATATATAATTGAAACCCTCGCCATTGTAAATTTAATAACTAGAATAGAGCAAGGCGATGCAAGTAAAGATATGATATCGAAGTTGCTAGAGAAGGAGAGCTATGCAAGTAACGAACATACGAATTGATAAGTTAAAACCATATGAAAAAAACCCTCGAATAAATTCTGGTGCGGTGAACTACGTAGTAAATTCTATAAAAGCAAATGGGTTCAATCAGCCTTTAGTTGTTGATCAAAACAATATAGTTTGCGTTGGTCACACCAGACTTTTAGCTGCTAAAGAGCTCGGCTTAAAAGAGGTTCCTTGCTACGTAAAGAGCATGACTAAAGAACAGTTCATTGCCTACAACTTAGCTGACAATAAAACATCCGAGTATTCGCAGTGGGACAAGGATTTATTAAAAGAAAACATGATGGAATTAAATTTGATTGATGACTCGATGCTTATAGGTACGGGTTTTGATCAAGATTATATTGACCATCTACTCGGCGACCTAGAAGATGAAACAAACTACGGCGATAAGAATAAAGAAATAGACACCGATTCATTTGGTGATGAGCTTGACCAGCAATGTCCAAAGTGCAGCTTTCAATTTTCGAGCAAAAAATGAAGTTCACTTACCGCTGGAATTTAACAGACCTAGCAAAAGTTGAGAAGCACGGCACGACTGTTTTCTCATGTTTCGCTTGTGGCGGCGGGTCGACGATGGGTTATAAGATGTCTGGCTTTAACGTGCTTGGCTGTAATGAAATAGATCCAGAAATGATTCAGGTTTATAAACAAAATCATAATCCAAAGCATGCATTTTTAGAATCAATTGAAACATTCAAGCTTAGAGATGACTTGCCAAAAGAATTATATGAGCTAGATATATTAGACGGCAGCCCGCCTTGCTCATCGTTTTCCACCGCTGGGAAACGCGATAAGGATTGGGGTAAGGATAAGAAGTTTCGCGAAGGTCAGGCCAAACAAATTTTAGATGATTTATTTTTTCACTACATTGATCTAGCCAAAAAACTCCAGCCAAAAGTTGTCGTCGCTGAGAATGTTAAGGGCATGCTAGTTGGAAAAGCCAAAGGATATGTAAAAGAAGTTATCGCTGGCTTTAAAGATGCGGGCTATGACGTTCAATTGTTCTTATTAAACGGTGCATCAATGGGACTTCCGCAAAGGCGGGAGCGAGTATTTTTTATTTGTAAAAGAAAAGACCTAGACTTTCCAAAGCTCGAACTAGATTTTAATGAGAAGCCGATCACAATTCGCCAAGCGTTTGGAGATTGCTTTGACGACAAGGGCAGAGACAGAAGCGACTCAAAGAACTTTGCGGTTTGGATGAAAACAAAACCAGGAAAAAACCTTGCATCGGTTCATCATAAAGGTAGTCTTTTTAATCACATTAAACTTGATCCGGATAAACCATCGCCAACGCTTGCGGCTTCTTCTGCATCAAGCATGTTTCGCTGGGATACAATGAACCAACTAACCAACAAACAGTTTTGTTTGCTTGGCTCTTACCCGCTTGATTACAAGTTTAAAAAAGAAAACCTAGCCCCGTATCAAATTGGTATGAGCGTTCCGCCTTTAATGATGCATAAAATTAGCGAGCAAATATATGACCAGTGGTTTAGAAAATAATCAAGAAGATATAGTCATTGACTATAATATGCTTATGGACGATTCAATCGTCGATAAGTTCTTTTTGAAGACATTAAAACCATCAGAAGTTCTAATGGTCAGCGAGTGGGCGGATAAGTATAGAATCTTATCTAGGACATCAAGTGCCGAACCTGGTAGGTGGCGAACGAAGCGAGCTCCATATTTAAAAGAGCCAATGGATTGTTTGAGTGAAAACCATCCATGCACAGAAGTTGTTGTCATGAAAGGTTCACAGATTGGATTTTCCGAGGCGGGTTTTAATTGGATTGGCTACATTGTCGACCATGCACCAGGTCCCGTCATGATGGTAATGCCAACCGTTGACACCGCAAAACGAAACGTAAAGATGCGTCTTGATCCAATGATACAAGAAACGCCTCAGCTCAAGAATAAAATTGGCGCCAAAAAAGCTAAGGACGAAGACAACACCAATACAATGAAGCTCTTCCCCGGTGGAGTATTAATAATTTCCGGTGGTAACTCGGCTGCATCGCTTCGTTCGGTTCCGATTAAATATTTATTTTTAGATGAAGAAGATGGGTACCCACTCGATTTAGACGGAGAAGGAAGTCCAATCGAGTTGGCAAAAAAACGTACTAAAACTTTCGGCTCACGTAAAAAGGTATTCCGTATATCAACTCCAGTATTCGAAGACAGCTCAACAATTGCTCAGGCGTATCAAGAATCGAACATGAAAAAATATCATGTGCCCTGCCCTCACTGTGATGCAATGCAGGAAATTGAATGGAAAAATATTCGCTGGGAGAACAACGACCCGACTACCGTTCGCTTGCAGTGCGTTGAATGCGAGCAAGATATTGAAGAACACAACAAAACAATGATGCTCCAAGAAGGGGAGTGGATAGCCGGACGACCAGAAGTTGAGATTGAGGGTTTTCATATTTCATCATTGTACTCGCCTTTAGGCTGGTACTCGTGGCAGGAGGCTGTGGAAGATTTCATCAGCGCAAAAGAATCAGAAGAAAAGATGAAAACTTTCTACAACACAACGCTTGGCCTTACGTGGAAAAGGCGAGGCGACGCGCCGGAATGGAAAAAATTATTCCTTCGTCGCGAACAATATAAGATGGGTGTCGTTCCAAAGGGAGTTTATTTTTTAACGATGGCCGTTGATATCCAAAAAGACCGGATTGAACTCGAGGTTGTGGGCTGGGGAAAGGGCAAGGAAAATTGGTCTGTTACGCACGAGATAATTGAGGGAGACACTTCTGAGGATTTAGTTTGGGGAAAACTGGATTATTTTATTCAGAAACAATGGCCCGTTGAAGATAGCGAGCAGGATTTGCCTATTAAGATGACAGCGATTGATTCCGGTTATAACTCACAGAGGGTTTACACTTTTTGTAGGAAATACCCAAGGAGCAGAGTCATACCGGTTAAGGGTTCTGCAACTTCACAAGTTCCGGTCCAAATACCTAAGGCCGTTGACGTTCGGCGGAATAAGGCTAAATACTATAAGCATGGAATGAGGGTATGGAACGTTGGGGTTTCACTTATAAAATCGGAAATCTATTCGTCATTAAAACGAGATATACCAGCGGATGGAGAGGCCACGCCCGTTGGGTGGTACCACTTTCCGGAGTATGGCGAGGAGTATTTCAAACAACTTACAGCCGAGCAACTTACGAAAAAGAAAAATAAAAAAGGGTATTTTATTTATGAGTGGGTTAAAACAAGGGATCGTAACGAGGCACTGGATTTAAAGGTATATAATAGAGCAGCATCAATAGTTTTAGGAATTGATAGAATGACCGATGCGGACTTTGAATCATTAATACAAAACTCGCCTGTTGTAAAAACTGATAAAGTGGGCGACAATAATAACAGTAATCCAAAAGTCAAGCAAAGAAGAAAAAAGAAGAAGTCTGATTTTTGGGATTAAGAGGGGGCCAACTTGTCGAACAAAAATTCTTCGTACGAATGTCCGTATACATTTGATGACCTGCAGCGATTAGAGCAATCTATTGGTGAAGGTGTTCGTGAAGTCGAGTATGCCGATAAAAAGATTGTGTATAGAAGTCTTGATGATATGCTTAAGACCGCTCACTACATGAGGATCAAACTTGGTTTAACCCCAGGGGCATCGTCGAAAAAAGGATTATTCGGTGGAAGACGTTTGACAATGCAACCATCTAAAGGATTAAACGACGCTTGCGATTCTAGTGGCGAACATGGCGAACAAGAACGATTCGACCGAAACGAGGACCACTAGGAAAATACATGGCAAATTTTTTTACAAAATTATTTACAGGAAAAAAGAAGCGTTCGTACGAGGCCGCTAGTAAGAAAAAACGCTTAAAACGCTGGCTTGCACCAAGCTCAAGTCAAAACTCCGAAACCGCAATTTCACTTGATATTCTAAGAAACAGATCCCGAGATTTAATAAGAAATAACCCGCTTGCTTTTAAAGGCGTGAATGTAATTACATCTAATGTAGTTGGTCACGGCATTAAAACAAAATTCCTCGGTGCTGGCTCAGAGAGAATACAAGAAGTTTGGGATAAGTGGTCGACATCAAGCGCATGTGATTTTAATGACATGTTTTCCTTTGGTGGAATGCAAGGTGTTGTGATGAAGGCAATCGTCGAATCTGGCGAAGTTTTAATCAGGAAGCGCATTGATAGTAGTGCTGAGTTTCCGCTTCAGTATCAAATTTTAGAAAGTGATTTTCTAGCCTCTGGCATCAATACAACAAACGAAAACCCTACGGTTCAAGGCGTTGAGCTTGATCCCAACGGCAGAGTGGTTGCATACCATCTATATGAGTCGCATCCAGGTGATGCCTTAAGCTCACATCAATTTACAAATGTGAATGCACTTGCAGTAAATAGATTTGATAAAAGTGAAATGCACCACGTGTTTAGAGTCGATCGCCCCGGACAGCTCCGCGGAGTTCCATGGATTGCACCAATAATTGTTCGCCTTAAAGATGTCGATGAATTTATCGACGCTACAATTATGAAACAAAAAGTCGCTGCCTGCTTTGCTGGGTTTGTAACTGATATGAGCGCAGACCTAGTTGATCCAGAAGCTATGAGAGCAGATAACTCTCAAGTATCTGAAGCGATTGAGCCAGGTGTAATAGAAGAACTTCCAATCGGTAAGGACATTAAGTTTCCAAACCCTCCAAGCGTTGAGCACTTTAAAGAATTTCAATCTATACTAGGTCACAATATTGCAAGCGGCTTAGGTATTTCATATGAAGCACTTACTGGCGATTTAAGCGAAGTGAATTTTAGTTCTGCTAGAATGGGCTGGATTGAAATGGGTCGCAATATTGATCAATGGAGAAACTGCATTCTACAAGGAATGTTTATCGACAAGGTTGCAAAAGACTTTCTCGAAGTTTTTCAAATGACAACCGGCCTTAATACTTCTTCAATAACATGGACAAACACGCCTCCAAGGCGTGAGATGATTGATCCAGTCAAGGAAACAAATGCCATAATCAAAATGGTCAGAGGTGGCATGATCTCATTGTCGGAAGCAATATCTGCTTCTGGAAAAGATCCGCAAAAAGTTTTCGAGCAAATTAGGGAAGACAACGAACTTTTAGATAGCCTTGGAATTGTTCTCGATTCTGACCCGAGACAAATAACTCAAGCAGGTATCACACAGCCAGAAGAGGTGAACAATAATGACAACGAAGAATAGGAAGCTCGCTAAAGGTTTGATTGAAGCTAGGATGCTTCCTGAAACCTTTAACGAACAAACAAGAACAATCGACGTAGTTTGGTCTACGGGAATGCCGGTTAAGCGTTTCGACTTTATGACAGGGAAGTTTTTTATTGAAGAACTGTCGATGGAGCCGAGCGCGATAAGACTGGACCGCCTTTTAAATGGTGCTCCGGTTTTAAATACGCATGACCAAAGCAGGCTAGAGGATGTCATTGGTGTAGTTGAAACTGCATCGGTATCAAATGGTGAAGGTGTTGCTACACTTAAACTTTCGTTATTGATTGGGAGCCACTAGAAATTAGTTTCGTTCCAGTCCCTGCCGATTTTAATTCTCAAGTACGCGGTGAAAAACTTGAGAAGATTCAAAGCTCAATACAGTCGTTTGACTGTGAGATTATAGTTAACCCATTGAAAGGAGAAAGAATGGTCGACAAAAATGAAGACGTTCTTCTCAGGGAAGAAGAGTCAAACGCTGTTGAAACGCCAACTGCTGAAGAAACTTCAACTCCTGTAGAAGAGCCAAAAGCAGAGGGTGACGTTAAGGAAGAAGCTGACAAAGCTGACGAGTCAAAAGAAGAAACTTCTGAAGAAAAAACAGAAGAAAAAACTTGCGACAAGGAAGGCGAAAGTGAGCGAAGCCTTAAGGTCGAAGAAAGAGAAAGAGTTCTAGGAATCATGGACATGTGCAAGCGGCATGAAATTGATACTAAAACTCAAACTAGATTTATTGAGAACAATGTTAGCGTTAAAGATGCCGGCTCATTAGTCTTAAAAGAGATTGAGAAAAGGGGTGGACAAAAAATTACAAACAATAGAGTGGAGACAACAGGAATGGATAACAAAAAGTTACGACAAGAAGCTATGACTAGAGGACTACTAAATTCAGTAGATCCAGTTAAGCATAAATTAAAAGATGGTGATAACGAGTACAGAGCGCAATCACTACAAAGTGCAGCAAGAATGTATCTTGCAAACGAAATGAACGAAAGAAGCGTTCATTCAATGAGCAAAAGTCAAGTTGCTCAACGTGCATTACATCACACAAGTGATTTCCCTTTAATCCTAGAAAACCTAGCAAACAAATTTTTGCAAGAAGGATATGCGGAAGTAGCTGCAACTTACACTCCTTTTGTTCGTAGCAGAAGTGTTTCTGACTTTAAAGAAGTTTCAGAATCAAGAATCTCAACTGGTGGCGTTCTTAACCGAGTGAATGAGCACGGTGAGTACAAGCGTTCTAGCCTAGCTAGCGATGGCGAGAGATACCGAGTTGAGAAGTTCGGTGAGATCATTGGTGCAACTGAAGAACTTCTAGTAAATGACGACCTTGGTGCATTCACTGGTATTCCTCAAGAACTAGGTGCAAAAGTTGCTCGTACTGAGAACGAAGCATTCTGGGAGCAAGTTTACACTCCACAAGTAATGAGTGACGGTATCGCATTGTTTGATGCAGCTCACGGAAACATTGGTTCTGCTGGACCAATCTCTGAAGCAGCACTTTCTGAAGCTCGTAAATTGATGAGACTTCAAAGAGACATCGACGGTCAAAAGCGTTTGAACATCAGACCAGCTTACTTAGTTGTTCCTGCTGGACAAGAACATGCAACTTATCGTTGAGCCAATTCTTGACGATGCATCAGAAACTTGCTGGTATGTTCTAGGTTCTTTAGCTCAAGGCCCAATGGCTGTTAAAGCAACTTTGAATGGATTAGGACCTCAAATTTCAGTTAGAAACAACTGGGATATCGACGGCATGGAAACGAAAATCAAGTATCACTTCGGAATAAGAATCGTTGATCACAGACAATTCTTCAAAAACGATGGTCAATAACTAAAACTTTATTATTAGGAGAATTAAAATATGAAAAATTTCGTACAACCTGGACAGGTTATTACAGTTAAAGGCGAGACTTCAGCAGTGAAGTCTGGAGATGTTTATGATCGTGGCGGCATCATTGGTGTAGCTACTGGTTCACTTACAATTGATGACATTGCTTCAGGCAAAAATGAGTGGGAACTAGCTTTGGGTGGAGTTTACGCTTTCACTGCAGCAAGTGGCTATGCTCCTGCTTTCGGCGACACAGCTTTTTTCGTGTCTGCTTCTAGCGAAGTAGCTGCAGCTGGTGACATCGAAACCGGAAAAGTAATCGACGTTAAGGGCGATAAAGTCCACGTTCTTGTTAACAACAGAGGCGAGGCTTCTGGTTACTAATAACTAATGCCCCTTCGGGGGCGTTTTTACTTGGGGTCATATGGGATCGGATTTTAGAAAACTAGTTGATCGAGCACTTAAGGTGCAGACCAGAGTTTTTGGTGAGGAAGTAAAATTCTACCCAAAAACAGGCGGTATCGTTTTGATCAATGCAGTTTTTGATAGTGCCTTTCAGGCAGTCGACCCAGACACCGAGGATCTCATTAGTGCAAACCAATCAATGTTGGGTGTGAACCTAAACGATATTAGAGGAAATGAAGTTTTTAAAGACGAGGTTTTTGAGGTAAGAGGCACACGCTTTAAAGTCATCGACGTTCAAGAAGATGGTCAAGGCGGGGCAACAATCCTCATACAAAAAATGGATAATAATGAGACGACAGATATTAGAAAATATCCAAGACGCAATCGGTAACGAGGTTATATCTCGTAAGAGTGTGTTCATTAATAGAGGAACTGACGCGGATGAACGTGAGCTTCCTGTTATTAATATAAATTCTATATCTGAAGAAGTTACTCGGCATGACCAAAACCCAAAGTCTTACAGACGAAACTTTCTCATAACTATCGAGTGCCTAGTAGGCGGCGGATCATTCTCTGAAGTACACGAGAGAATCGAAGACATAACCGAAATGGTGGAGCAACTGATTGAGTCTGATAATAATCTTAACTCATTGCAAATGGAAACAAACTTAAATCGAATTGAGTTTGAGTATGAATCCGGCGGTGAGGCACCAATTGGAAATTCTATTATGTATTACAATGTTGACCGCATTGTACCAGCCGAAACAGATCCCGATAAACTTAGGTCACTTAGATCAATTCATATTGAATGGAAACTTCCAGACAACAATGAAGATAATGACGTTGATGCGCGAGATGAAATTAGTAATTTAAACGAATAACAAGGAGAAAAAAGTGAGTAAATTTAAAATTAAACCAGCCAAAGGCTTAAAAGTTAGGAAACCAGACGGTGACTTTCTAAAAGCTGAAGGTGAAGAAGTCGCTTCCAGCGTTTACTGGAGACGTAGAATAGCATTTAGAGAAGTTGAGATTGTTGCCGCTGGTAACGCTCAGATTCCTAAAGTTGTAAAAAAAGAAGAAGTTAAAAAAGTAGAAGTTAAAAAAGAAGAACCTAAAAAGCAAGAAGCAAAAAAGCCAGAGCCGAAAAAAGCTCCAGTTAAAAAAGCTCCTGCTAAAAAAGCGAAGGAGAGTAAATAATGGCTATCTCATTTTCTCAAGTACCTAGCAATCAAAAGGTACCTTTGTTTTATGCTGAGTTCGATAACTCAAACGCCTCAACTTCTGGCTCAGGTTCTTTAGAAGCATTGCTCATCGGGCAAAAGCTTCCTTCAGGAACTAAGCCAGCACTAGAGACAGTTACCGTAACAAGTGCAGAAAACGCAAAAACATTTTTTGGTGCAGGATCAATGCTTGCACGTATGGCAGAAAAATATCTGCAAAACAATTCAAGTAACAGACTTACTTGTGTTGCATTAGACGACCTTGGAGCTGGCGTTGCAGCTACTGCAAAACTTACAGTTGCAGGCACAGCTACAGCGGCAGGTATCTTAGTTGTTTACACTGGTGGACGTAAATATTCTTACGGTGTTGCGGCTTCAGATACAGCGGCTTCAATTGCAACGGGACTTGCTGCATTAATTAATGCTGACCAAGAACGAGCAGTTGATGCGGCTGCAAACGGAGACGATGTCGATGTTACAGCTCGTAATGCCGGCGTTGTTGGAAACTCATTAGCACTAGAAGTAAATTTCTTCGATGGTGATGAACTTCCAGCTGGAATCACAACTTCAGTTACTCCTTTTGCAAGCGGTGCTGGCAATCCAGACGTAACAACGGTTTACACTGTAATTGGCGAAGACCAATATACATTGATCGCTTCTCCTTACAGAGACACAGCTAACCTAGTTGCAACTGAGACAGAGCTTACAAGCCGTTTTAGTGCAATACGACAAAACGATGGTTATGCGGTTTATGCTGCTAGAGAAACTCTAAGTAATCTTTCAACTTTGGGTGATTCGAGAAATTCTCAATTTACTACAATTGTTGGATATCAAGGTGGATTAAATGATGAAGCTGAAGTTGCTGCAGCGACTGTCGGCTCAATCATTGGACCAGCTCAAAATGATCCTGCAAGACCATTCCAAACTTTGAAGCTTACGGGCATCTCGGCTCCACGAAAAGTTGAGCAATTCACTGTTTCAGAAAAACAAATTCTACTTTGTGACGGTATTGCGACAACTCGCGTATCACCAGGTGGCGATGTTTTGATTGAGCGTCTTGTAACAACTTTTAAAGAGAATGCTTTTGGAAGTCCTGACAATAGCTACATGGATTTAAACACTCCATTGACTTTGTCTCTAATTCGTAAAGAAGTAAGAGCGATGACTGAAAGTAAATACCCAAGACACAAGCTTGGAAACGATGGCGAAAACTTCGCAGCTGGACAAGCTATCATCACGCCAAACACTTACAGAGCAGAACTAATTGTTTTAGCAGTTAGCTGGGTTCGTAGAGGCTTGGTGGAAAACATTGATGCATTTAAAGATGGTCTAATCGTTGAACGCAACGAGCAAGATCCAAATAGACTAGACGTATGCATGCCACCAGACTTAGTGAATCA